CTGAACAATGTCGACAGCATTTCCTAACATGTGTTGACTTTTCTTAGATCCACCAACTCTTGAATTGTATTCTGGACTTCTATATCCACTAGTACAAACTAATTGGAAACCCATCTCTCTAGATATTCTTTCTAAGCCTGTTACAACTTGTGGTTTCACTCTACTGTCAACGTGTGGTAACCATTTAATAAATTGTCCATCTGCATTTGATGGTTGTTTACTTGGAACTTCTTCAACTAACTCTCCATCTGACGATGAACTTGCTGGAGCCGGTTGTGGTCCTGCTGTATTTGTTACTCCGGATTCTCCACCTGTAAGTACAGGACTTTCATTACCACGTCTAGCAGTTGGAATACCACCATCGCCATATTCTACTGCTTCTGTTGTATCTGGATCAACTCCGTTATCTCTTTCAATCTTACGACCAATAATAATGTCTGCGGCTTCTACTGGATCAAGTGTAACCTTTTCAAAGCCCATTGCTTGTGCAACTACGTTACCTATTGCGTTCGCTTGTTCTTCTGCTGTTGCTTGTGGATCACCTGCTACGTCTGTACTACCTGTAACAATAACTGCCTTGTAAGGAGCGTCTGTATCAATTACATCACCAATCCTTGCTGTAAGTAACTCATTAGTAATGTCTATTGTTGATCCTGTTATAATTTTACCTATATGCCCACAGTCAGTTTCAACTAGGTCTCCTAGTCTTGCTGTAGGAATGTTGTTAGTAAACACGTTCGGACTACCTGTTATAATAGTACCACCAATGTCTAAAGGTGGATGACTAGGATGATAACAAGTACCTTGTGTCCTGTCGCCAATTCTTGCTATTGGTTGTCCCATCTATGCTGACCCTGTTGGAAATTGTGAATCTAGTTGTGCTTGTGTACCGTATATTCTGTACAGTTTTAAACCTTCGCTCATGTAATCATACATAACATCTTTGTACGGAAGTTTCTTATTAACATTAAAGTTAACAATGCCACCACCGCTTTGTATCTGTAATGACTTCGCAGGCTTGTTACTTGGTTCAGCTGACTTAGGTTCTGCTGATGCAGGAACATCACCAAGTAATACTTTAGCGTTATGAATCTTTGCTTCTAGTTCTCCTAATGATGCAAGTTCAGATATCTTTCTTGTATCTAAACCAGCAAAGCTAGTAAACAAATTACCTATCTTAGAACTTGCACTTGCTGTTGATTGTTTAGCTAGTTCTAATTTGTTAGCTGTAGCATTTTTAATTGAATCTGGTATAAGTCCACCTAGATCAGATGGTATTACAGGTAAGTCTGCCGACGGATCAGGAATGCCAAAGTCGGGTAACGATGCTTCTGGTAGGTCAGGAAATCGTTCAGCAATCATTGAAGGATCACCAAACACTTCTGTTTCTACACCATTTATAACTTTGATTTCACTATTCAACTTAGTATTAACATTAAAGTTAACAAGTTGACTGTTAGCTTTTAATTGAACTTTAGGTATAGCACTCATTATACTGCTACCAATATTGATTCAGGAAATGCTTTGTCTAGTTGTTCTGTTGTAGCATATACTCTTGTTAGCTTACCTTGGTGCATAACATCTCTGAAAGGTTTCTTCTTGTCAATATTCCAGTTAACAATACTACCATTTGATTGTATAGTTCTTGTTTGTGCCGGAACATCGCTTTTCATTTTCTCTTTAATCTCACCTGCTTGTCCACTAGGTGTAAACTTTGTATTTTGTAGTGCAGTTGTTATTCCTTTACAGTTACCTGTTTTAACTGCGGCAACCATTGCACTTAGTTCACCTTGACATGCACCAATGTTTTCTGACACTACTGCACACGCATCGTTAATCTCTTGTCCAACGTCTGGTGCTTCATCACCTAGTACTTCATTTAAGTCGTTCATTGTCTCAGACACACCATTAATATAATTGTCTAAGGCAGTTTCTAATTCTTCTCTTGCTACTGTGTACAGTTGCGGATCCGGAGTATCATCGTCAAGTTCTATTGCTTCTAAACGTTCGATAAGAGCATTAACTTCTTCTGTCTTAGCTGTTGCATCTGTAATGTTAGTATTGATTTCAGAAATCTTTTCAGTTGCCTCACCTGCCACGTCCATAGACTCTGTTAGTAACTCGTTAATTTTTTCTTCTGTTTCGGAGGCTGATATAGCTGTTTCAACATCAGGTGCTAATGAACCAATACTACCCATAACTGCACAGGCATCTGTTGCAGTTGCCATTGTAGCATCACAGGCAGTTTCAAGTTTAACTGCTTTAGCATCTACAGTATCATCAACATACTTAGGTGTTCCACCTGCAAACTTTTTATCAAGAGCGGCTTGTGGGCCATGTACCCTTGTTTCTTTTCCTAAATATGTAACAATAATAAATGGTGTACCTTCTTTTTCAACATTAAAGTTAACAATACTACCATTGTCTTGAATACGTCTATAAATCATTTCTGGCATATTAATACTCCTCTTACAAAGTATTTATCTGCTATTTAATGATGTCAGCTAATCCTGCAGGTGCTTTGATGATTGGTGATGTTTGTTTTTCGTATGCTTCAGCAAACTGTTTTGCAGTAGGTACACATAAAGAAATAGCAGTATGCTTAACAGTATAGCTTCTGTTTACTTCTGCTGTAAACAAGAACTGTTGTAAGCCAATACCTTTTTCACTAGCAACTAGTGTTAGTGGATAATGAAGTTGGATTTGTTTATCATCTTCTTTTTCAAACCTACCTACAAGCTCTTCGCCTGACATAAGTTTAATAGTAACAATATCGCCTTTTTTGTAAGGTGCTTCAATTAACATATATTATTCTCCAGTTTCTAAGTGTTTTTCTAATTCGTGATAACCACCCATATACTTACCCTTGAAAATAATTTGCGGAGCAGTTCGTGGCATTGGAAGATTATTAACTTTGAATTCTTCCATCAACTGTTCAACTGGAATGTCTTTACCAATAATCATTTCGATAAAGTCTACGCCTTTACTTTTTAATAGATGTTTTGCTTTTACACAATAGCTACAATTTGGTTTTGAATATACTACTGTGGTGTTGTTGTCTGCCTTTTGCATTATAGTTTAAATCCTTTTAGACTGTCTGTTGACACGTCTTGTTTAATCCCACCGATGATATAACTTTCAACTTCTGTCTCTTGAGGTGCAACTTGCAAGCCTGAGCTAGATAGCCAATGTTGTGTCCACGGTAGCGGGTTTTGGGTTGATGATGCATCAAAGATAGTTGAGTATCCTAATGCTTTAAGCCTACGGTTGGCAATGTACTCTACGTAATCGCCTAACAGTCTTTCGTTCAGACCAATAATTGATCCGTCTTTCATTAAATGTTTAGCCCATGCTTTTTCTTCGTTAACACATGCCTTCCACATTTCATAAACTTCTGCTTCACATTCTTTTGCAATCTTAGCCATCTCTGGATCGTCATCGCCACGCATCCAATTCTTAAGAACGTGTGAACTTAATGCAAGGTGTTGACTTTCATCACGAGCAATAAGACTAATAATCTTTGCTGAGCCTTCCATTTTCTTTAGCTCACCAAATGCAAATGTACATGCAAACGAAACATAAAAACGTAATCCTTCTAAGATGTTTACGTTCATCATAGCAAGGAACATTTTTTTCTTAACGTCACGCATGGTTCCTTCTTTACGATGAATGAATGCGTCTGCCGCACCTGTAAATGCATCATAGTTTTTAGTTACACTAACTGCACGTTTAATAATTTCATCGTCATTTAAAATATGATCTAATACTTCACTTGGATTAGGATATACATTCTTCATAATGTGTGTATAACTACGTGAGTGAATAGTTTCAAAGAAGTCCCAAGTAACAATACAACCTTCTAGTTCTGGTAAAGATACATGAGGCAAGAAAGCAAGACATGGTCCTCTTCCTTGTACACTATCTAGTAGTGTTTGATACTTTAGGTTACTTGTAAAAATGTGTTTTTCTTCTGGACGAAAGTTTTGGAAGTCAGCTCTATCTTTTTGTAACGATACTTCCTCAGGACGCCAAAAGTAACCAAGCATTGTTTGGTTAAGTTTGTCAAATACAGGGAAACGAAATGTATCGTATCTCTGTGTGTTTTGATCTGCTCCGAAGAACATATGTTGCTTTGTGAAGTCTACAGCTTCACGATTAAATACTGTCTTTGCCATGTCTCTCTCTTTTTTCTCTAATAGCGTATTTATTAATATACACTAGTCTTATGTATTTGTCAAGTACTAAATTGCACAACTGTCGCAATATTCTTCGTACTCATCGTCTGTGCCGTTAAACTCCGCACGTCCAATCTGTGGTTCAAAGCCGTTAATAGGGCTTTCTAACTTAACTTCTTCTTGTTCATCTTCTAAATCGTTAGGATCAGACTTGAAGTCATAGGTGTTTTGGTAGTATGAAGTTTTCCAACCTAGCTTATATGTAGTTAACATATCTTGTAGCATTACACTCATTGGAACTTCATTGTTTTCAAAGTGTGTTGGGTTGTAACTCCAGTTACCTGAAATTGCTTGATCAAAGAACTTTTGCATTACTGCTACTATGTTAATATAGCCTTCGTTGCTAGGCATATCCCATAGCAATGTGTAATAGTTCTTTAATGACTGATACTGTGGAACAATCTGCTTAAGAGGCCCTTTTTTGCTTTTCTTAATGGACAAGAATCCTCTAGGTGGCTCAATACCGTTTGTGGCATTCGACACAATGGAACTGCTTTCCGATGGCATCTGTGCGGACAACGTTGAGTGCCTAAGTCCGTCCTTAACAATTGAAGATCTAAGAGTCTCCCAATCATATTTTAGTGTAATCTTGCATACGTCATCCAAGTCCTTTTTATATGTGTCAATGGGTAGTACTCCATCGCTATATTTAGTACGGTCAAAATATTCACACTTGCCTTTTTCTTTAGCTAGATTGTTTGACGCTTGTAACAGATAATATTGAAATGCTTCTGTTAGCTCGTGTACTTTTGTTAATGCTTTTTTGTCGCTATACTTAACTTGATTCTTAGCTAGGTAATGTGCTAGTCCAATGTAACCTACACCTAAGCTACGTCTTGCTTTAGTACTTTTTTCTGCGGCTAAAATTGGATACTTCTGATAGTCAATAATTTCATCTAATGCTCTTACTGCCATATCACACAAGTCTTCTAGTTCATCTAGATTGTTAATTTTACCTACGTTAATAGCACTAAGAATACACAATGCAATTTCACCTTCTGGATCGTCAATGTGTTGTAGTGGCTTAGTTGGTAATGTAATCTCTTGACACAAGTTACTCATGTAAACTGTGTCCTTAAATGAACTGTGTGTATTAGCATGATCAACATTCATAATATAGATACGTCCTGTTTCTGCACGTTCTTTAATTAATGCACTAAACAAGTCCATTGCTGAAATAGTTTTTGTACGTAATGTTTTGCTACGTTCATATTTTGCATACAACTCTGCAAACTTATCTTGGTCTGAATAAAATGCTTCGTATAAGTCTGGCACTTCATGTGGCGAGAACAAAGTTATATCGCCGCCGGATAATAATCTTTCATACATAGTTTTATTAAGCTGAATTGAATAATCTAACTTACGTACTCTGTTATCCTCTGTACCTTTGTTATTCTTTAGCACAAGGATGTCTTCAATTTCGTAATGCCATATTGGGAAGTGTGTAGTTGCACTACCACCACGTACACCATTTTGTGTACAACAACGTACTGTTGCTTCAAACTTCTTTAGGAATGGGACAACACCTGTGTGTGCTACTTCACCACCTCTAATTTTACTGTTTACTGCTCTAATACGTCCTGCGTTAATTCCTATTCCTGCTCTTTGTGCGGTATAACGCCCAATAGCCATATCAGAACTAAAAATGGAATTAAGGGTATCATCGCTATCAACAAGTACGCAAGAAGCAAATTGTCTAAGAGGTGTGCGGACGCCGGCCATAACGGGCGTCGGGATATTGATTTTAAAAAGGGAGGTCGCATCGTAGTATCTCCTTACATATTGCATACGTGATTGTGCTGGATATTCTGCGAACAATGTTGCCGCGATCATCATGTACATCATTTGTGGAGATTCATAAATGTCACCACTGCTTCTATCTTGTACAAGGTACTTGTCAACTACTTGACGAAGTCCTGCATACGTAAAGTTCTCATCACGTTTATGCTTAATGTATTTGTTTAATGTTGAAAGTTCGTCTTCGGTATACTTTTCTAAGATAGCTGGATCGTATACACCACGGTCAATGTTACGTTTGATTACATCAATTAAAGGAATAGGATTGTATTGGCCAAATGACTCTTTGTAGATAGGGTATAATAATAAACGTGCCGCAACAAACTGATAGTTAGGATTTTCTAATGTAATTAAATCGTTTGCACTTTTAACTAGGATTTCTTGAATCTCTGCTGTACTCATGTCGTCATAGAATTGAATGTTTGCATTCATTTCAATTTGACTACTACTAACTCCTGCTAGTCCTTCACACGCTTCTTCTACAACAAAGTGAATTTTATTGATGTCTAGTGGTACACTTGACCCATCTCTTTTTTGGATTTGGATTCCCAAGCCGTTTGTCATTCTCTATCTCCTAATCTTTAATCTTAATCTTTAATATTAATGTAAGTGTATTTATTGAAGCCGGGGCATTCGATATATGCGTTGTGATATAAATTCTGTTGGTAAATCTGCTCTTTGGCAAACCTCGTCAAATTCATAACACAATACATGGTTATCTACGAATACAGGATAAAAAAATACCTCACTTGTCTTATCTGTACTGATATGTATCTCAAAATCACTTTGGGAAAACCTATCAGTTAATTGTAAAGTATAACACACAGCTAGGCTATGTGTCAAGTCACAAATTTTATTTTGGAGTAATATCTCCCACGGACTAGGCCATGTTGCACGATCCCAAGGATCAATGCTTAATTTACAGCGTTCGTGTCTATCATAGTAGGAGATTGCGTCCTGGAAGGGCTTATTACTTGTTTCTAGTTTCTTTCTAAATCTAGACCAGTCAAAGAGCCTGCTCTCAAAATTTAATTCTTGCATTAAGTCTTATATGTAACGTTAAAGGATATTGACCCTGTATCACTAGTTGTTGTATTCTTCATCTGCACAACTATTGTTTCGTTAGTTGCATCTCCATCCTCATCAGCTAATGCTGTTTGAAATTCTAAATTAGGTCTGTATGCGTCAGTTCCTAAAAATGTAAACTCGTCTGTTGTTTGCGTAGTTCCGTCTGCAAGGTTAACAAAGATGTTTAGTACACCTTCTCTAATTGCGTTAACGGCTGTTGATTTGTATACATACGCAATTTGTACGTTTTTACTAACTTCGCCACTACACTTTAATACTCTTACAAATGTATTCTGTTGTGCTACAGGAATTCTATATGAAAACTCATTTTTAAATAATCCTGGCCCTTCAACTTCTGGTACATATTTGTAGCCTGAAATCAATGTTTGGTTATATGACAAATCTGCTGTTCTGTCAAAGAAGTCACCGTCACTGCTATTAGTTAATGCAGTACCGTCTGTAAACTTAATAATAGCAAATGAAGCATTTGAGTTTGCTCCACCATTGTTACCAACACTAGTAAATGTGTTATGTGTGCTTCTATTATAGTTACCCTTGTTAACAAATATACCGTATTCGTCAATGTCTGTAAATGTACTACTAGTAATTGTATTTTTCTGTGGACCTGTTAATTGTCCTTGAGCACCAATAGTAGTTCCTTGTCCAAATACAACACCTCTGTCTAAAGTTTTAAATGTTGTATTACTAAACGTATTTTCTTTAATATCAAAATCACTAAACACACCATATGAGTGTCCTTCGATAGTACAGTTAGTAAACGTATTATTGTTTGAACTTACTGCTGTTGATAAACTGTTTAATAGTACACCAACTTGTGTTGCTGTTACTACTGTACCTGTTGACCAAGTGCCTTTAATAGTAATATCTTCAAACGTACTGTTTCTACAACTAGTCAATGCTAGTCCTGTATTAACAGTTTGTTGTACTAGTGTAAAGCCTGACACTTTAATATCTTGTGCTTGATTAATAAATGAGCTAGTTGCATCACTGGCATATGTACCTGGAGTACTTGTGCTATTAACAGTTTCTATAATTGGAAACGCACCAGTCTGTGTAATGATTGTTCTTTCACTGCCTTCACCAACTAGTGTAGCATGTGGCGGAACTTTTAAACTGTTTGATAATGTGTAATTACCTGCTGGAAAATATAATTTTACTCTACTTGTAACACTTCCTTTTGATGCATTGTTTAGGTATAGTTGATCAATAGCTCTTTGTAAAACTGTTGTTTGATCTGAACCATCACCTAATGCACCAAACGACAATACATTTACTGTTTCGTCTAGTCTTTCTTGTAATGTTCTAGTAACTGGAGTTGTAGCAGTAGCACCTGTTTGGATTGTTTCATCCGTTGCTTTGTACTTGTATGTGTCTGCAAACGTAAACAAGTTATCATGTTGTGTAATAATCTTTGTATTACCAACTGCTGGTGCACCTTCTGATACTGAACCGTTACCAATGTAAAGTTCTCTAGCATCTACAGCCCAGCCAAACTCACCGCCAGCTAATTGCGGTATGCCAGTACCTGCATTCTTTTGTCCGCGTCTAACCTGTATACGTGAAAT